CATCGTCGAGCTCAACGCGCTGTTCAACGCCTGCCTGCGGATTGGTCGCGAGGCTGGCTGTCCGATCGTCATCGAGAATGTGCGCGGGGCGATTCCTTGGGTGGGGCGCTCGCGTTGGAATTACGGCTCATTCCACCTTTGGGGCGATGTGCCGGCGCTGATGCCGATCACATTTCGAAGATCAGTCATGAAGTCCGGCGTCACGCATCGAGCCGGTACAAATTTCCACCGCAAGACTCCCGCCGGATCATGGGATCCGACGCGAGCGAATTTCGTCCAAGGAACGAAGGAATGGGTCGAGGAATGGGTCGATGACTCGATCAAGGTCGGAGATGTCGGCTGGCGTCGCGACAACGATATTCATCCGGTCGGCTTCAATGTGATGGCTACGCGTCAGATGCTCGCCGATGATTCGGTCAAGGTCGGCGGCTCAGCCGGTGACGATTGGTTCACCCACCACAACCGCCCCGAATTCGATCGCCGCGCAGGCCTGACAGTGCCGGTCGAATGCGAGGGCTGCGGAACGTCCGTGGTGATGAGCAGCTGGACGATCGAAGCTGACCTCAACGAATTCGGGCGCGCCCACTCCGGGTGCATCGGATCGAAAGTCATTGTTGGCAGAGCGGAGATACGCGAACATGGAGGAACAGATGGAACAGAGGATTTGCGCGGGCTGTGCAGTGATGGAGCCGTGGCAACACAGATGCTTCGGAGCGAAGGATTGCGACTGTCCGGAGTGTCGGGAAGCGGACCGGTTGTTCCCGACGTATCCCGACGAACTTCCGAATTGGAAATCGCCGGACGTGACGGGCTGAAGGTGCCGAGCCGGGACGGTAGACGCACCGATCCAGGCAACGGCGCACGCTTCACCAGCGACGAGGACCGCGCCACGAAGAACTCCGGCGGCTCCTGGTTCAACGTCGCGCACAACACGGAGAGCGGGAAGGGGCAGAATCCGGATGGGCGGAAGGTCACCGGCGATTGGTTCGGCGACTATGCGGCGATGAAAGAATCCGGCACGATCTCACCTGGACGAATGCATGGCAAAGGAAGTCAGGCCCGCAAAGCCGCATCGGCGCGGATCGCGAAGATACCGCTGGCTCTGGCGCGGCACATCGCGAGGGTCTACCACCCATGATCGCCGACTGCCCTGACTGCGGCCGGGTGGAGTTGTACCGCGGCAGGTGTCCGGTGTGCGGCGGGGAGTCGTGGGGTGTGCCAGGTGGGATTCCGGCGCGGTCGGCGAAGAAACTGCCGTTCCTGCAGCTCATCAAGGCCGTAAAGAAGCCGGCGGCGGTGCAGAGGTCGATCGCGGCGTTCTCGAGGTTCAGGAGGAGAGGGTGAGTCTCTTCCGAACCATCGTCGCGGATCCGCCGTGGCCGATCAAATGGACCGGAGGGGCGGCTCGGCGAACGAATGGCCGCAAGGTCGTCTATTGGAACTCGCGCTTCAAGACGAAGCTGCCGTACGAAACGATGTCGATCGACGCGATCTGCGCGCTGCCGGTTGGCGACATGGCCGATCGAGACGCTCACCTCTACCTCTGGATTCCCGACCAGTTCCTTATCGCTGGCGACGGAGCGCGGGTAGCTGCAGCGTGGGGCTTCAAGCCGATTCGCCTACTCGTCTGGAAGAAAACCGGGTTCGGTCTCGGCCGGTTCCCGCGCCCACAGCACGAGGCCGTGATCGTTTGCAAGCGTGGGAGCCTCCCGTTTCGCGTGGCAGACGTCGGTAGCGTCCAGACGTGGAAGATGCCCTACAAGCGCATCGTGACGGCCAGCGGGCGGCCTGGCGCGGCGCGCGATCACTCGCGGAAGCCGGAAGAACTACAGGATCTGGTCGAGCTAGCCAGCCACGGCCCCTACCTCGAGCTTTTCGCCCGTCGCGCCCGTCCCGGGTGGTCATCGTGGGGCGACCAGGTCGCGTCCGATGTGACGCTTCCCTTGCCGGATCAGCGCCTCTTCTGAGAAAAGAAAAGCCCCGGGTCGAGGCCGGGGCTCTTGCTGTAGCGAATCTCCCCAAGGTGTAGCGTTTTGCCCCATTGTGCGGAAAATCGCACAGTTGACTCGCCGACACTCGAGGTCGTAAGCTCGCCGACAGAATGACGATCCAAGCAAGGTCACTCCGGGGGATGTATCAGTTTGCTCCTCCGACGGAAACGAGAAGACCACCCGCGAAGGTGGCCTTTCGTCTTTCCGGAGCGCCGGTGGTTACGAGGTCAGCCGGCGCAACAAAAGCTCTCTGTCACGGGAGCGAAAAGCACTATAAAACATTTGCGTCGACCTCGCAAGTATCTACCCCGAGAGGCTGGGAGCTCGTACATCCGCGAGCCAATCGATTCCCGCAGAGTCGAGAGATAAGAGTTGCCGGGTATTTGAGGGACACGACTGACGGGGCCCGGCGGTCCTAGACCTGGAAGTGGGGTGGTGTTTGGGTAGCGTCCGGGGTTGCTCCAACCCCTCATCCTGGACGCTGTATAGACTCTGGAATATTTTGTGCTCGAAATCTTCCGCTTGCATGGCGCGTGAGGGTCGGTTACACTCCGCGCCATGTGGACATCGAAAGCAACGATTCCTCCGATCAAGATCAGGCTGGCCGCGTTGAAGGTTGCGTTAGCTGATGCTGCCGATGGGCGTGTCGGCCGTCTTCAACAACAGCTTGAAATCGCAGTGCACGATCTCGACACCCTCCTCGCCGCCTATTACGACCAGGTCCGCTACAACGCCACGGCGATCGAGATCATCCGCACCCTCAGCGACAACCCGGCAACCGAGAACGCGCGCTGCAGCGGCCGGACGGCGCGGTTGGCGCTTCGAGCCCTCATCGCTCTTTCGGCCGGCCATGACGTCGCGGTCGTCGGCCTGAACGTGCGGCATGCGCTCGAGATGAAGCTCAAGATCGAGCGGAACGCGATGAAGTGGCACATCCCCTACGACGGCGGCATGTACGCGCCGCGGGAGTCCAGGGGCGAGCGAGCGCCGATGGTGCGAGCCTTCACGCCCGACGAGGACCGCAGTGGCTTTCGCGGCGTCGTCCTGGTCGATCACGCAGTCATCGAACGAATGGAAGCGGTCGCCGGTGTGGGGCCGGTTGTAGAGGAGGTTGTCTGATGCACGTCATTGATGCAGCTCGGGTGATGCACGAAACGGTTCGCGGGTTCTATTTGCCGCAGGGCGCGCGGCATCCGACGATCACTGCCGCATGGGGGGACCTACCGCAGGACAAGCGCGACGAGGCCGTCTCGATTGCGCAGAAGGTCGTCGATGGTGACTTCAAATCGGCGGGCGACATCGACAACCTCCGCTTCGCCGTCGTCAGCGCCCTGCGCCCGTTCGTCGAAGAATGATTGAGCCGATTTTTTCCGTCGCCGCCGTGGAAAGTATTTCCGTGGGAATTCGGCCTTTCGAAGAGCTGGTCCGCGTTGATGCGCTTTTTCGGAAGTGGAACGAGCGCCGATGGTGGAGGTACTTTACGAAACCGCCACGCGAGACACCGCTCTCAATTCACGAGGTCATCGCAATGAAGCACAAAATCGCGTACGACTCAATGGAGCGAATGCTGAGGAGTGCGTTGTGATCGCCTTCAACCTCCGCCCCCTCCCGCGCATCCTCGCGCGCTTCGTAGGTCTCGGCCGCCGCCGGCCGTACAAGTTCGCCGCGGACGTGATCGCGCTATGGCACATCGAGACCTACGTCCCTGGCGAGGCGCTCATCCTGACCGAGAAGGGGCCGGTTCACCTCACCCTCGCGGCTCACGAGTCAGTCCGTAAGTTCTCGCTCCCGCGCACCGGCTGGACGGGGGTCTACCTCCAGAAGCAGCGCAACACCTGGACGTTGACGACGATCGCGTTCTGCTGCACGTTGACGCTGATGTGGTGCCACACGCCGAATGTCGAGAAAATCGAGCCGTGGGAAGTCGCCTCGGCAGCACAAGCGAAAGGAGGCAAGAGGATGCGGAACTAACACCACAAAACAGGTCTACTGAGGAGGAAACGCCGTCCGTGAAATCGGGCGGCGTTTTTGTTGTTGACTCCTGTTTCGTGCTCGGTTACACTTCGCGCCCATAGGAGGATTGTCATGGCCCAGAAACAAGACGAGATCCCCGGATTCGAACGACCGAAGATCAAGGCGATCGAGGATGCGGCGACGGCGCATCGTGATCTGGTCGAGAAACGGCTCAAACTTCAAGAGAAGGAAGAGGCGACTGCTGATGCCCTCCAGAAGATTCTCCACAAGTACGAAGATAAACTCGTCGACCGCGACAAGGACGGCAACCCCGGCTACGTCTACTACGATGGCGAGCAGCCGATGATCGCGACGCTCAAACGCTCCGAGGAAAAAGTGAGCGTTCGCAAGTACACGCCGCCGAAAGAAAAGGCCGAGAAGAAAGAGTAACGCTCAGCGGCGCGGCGAGTCGCCTGAACTCGCCCGCTGCGATCGACCGCGCAGTTGCTCACCGGATCTCGGCGGCCATGACACGCCTACTCTCTCCCGGTGACCTCGGACCCCTGCGCGGTCGTTCGGAGCGGTATGTCGGTAAACACGGCGCAGATAGGGTAGGCCGCCTGTAGGGCGCGGCTTGGTCGTTGATGAATGGTTCGAACCCTTACCTTCGACCTGACGCCTGAACGACCTCGGCAACCGCTCCACTGAGAGTTCAAAAAGGAGAACACCATGGAACAGCCAGTGAGAACGAAGTACGTTTGTCAAAATCCCGAATGCCAGGCCGAAGACTTCGACCGCGGCAACAACCTGCCGGCGCCGAAGATGCTGATCTGCTGGAACTGCAAGGCCGGCCGAGATCAGGGCTCCATCGGCATGCTTCCGGTGTCGACCGAACAGGCCGCATGATGCACAGCGCACCATGGAAGTCGTCCGATGGCACGCAGTACGTAACCATCAACCAAAGTGGAACCGTTCGCCGATTCGAGAATGGAGCGTTTCTGATTCGACCCGGGAAGGCGGCGCGGAAAGCCGCAAAACGCGCGAGGCAGAAAGCAAGAAAGGTGGCGCGCTGATGCTGACCCTCCTCTACTCGCGCGTCTCCACCGACAAGCAATCGGAGTCCGGGCTCGGGCTGGATGTGCAGCACAAGCGGAACATGTCACTCATCAAGTTGCTCGACGTACCGACGGACATCGAGCACTTCAGGGACGAAGGAGTCTCGGCCTCCGTTCCGTTCGAGCACCGTCCGGCTGGCAACGACCTGATGCTCAAGATCGGCGCGAGGTGGGACATCGGTCGCGTCAGTGACAGCAGCGAGGAGACGCGCCTAATCGCCTACTCCCTCGATCGCCTCTTCCGCGACGTCGACGACGGCCGCGCGATGCTCAAGTGGTTCGACGAGCGCGGCGTGCGCGTCTTCCTGTCCAACGAGGGCGGCAACGCGATCGACGCCTCCTCGGCGATGGGTCGGTTCCTCATCACGATCCGGCTCGCCCAGGGGGAGTTCGAGCGCGGGCTCACTGGCGAGCGGACGAAGGCGGCGCTGGGGGCGCTCAAGGCGCGCGGCGGTCGCGTCGGCGAGCCGCCGTACGGGTGGAAGACGACCTGTGTCAAGGCCAAGTTCGAGCACGATCCGGCGGAACAGATGGTCATCGCGTCGATCTTGGATTGGGATGGCGAAGGATGTTCGTCACGCGAGATCGCGCGCCGGCTGAACGACGTCATCGAAGTCAAAACCCGCGACGGAAAGCAGTGGTCCCACACCCAGATACTTAGAATCCTCGGCAGAGCCGGGAACGAAGGAGAATGATCGATGGCCAACCCTGATCTCGTGAACGGAATCGCGAAACTGTTGCTCGCCCCGGAGTGCATCGCGACCACTCGGACCATGCTGGAAGATCGGCTCAAGGACGCGATGGCGGCCGATAACGTCGTAGAGACCCTCGCCATCGGCCAGATGATCGCCGGGGTCGACAAACAGATCAAGCGGTACGCGGCGAAATGAAGGCGCTCTCCGAGCTGAGCCAACACGCCGGAGGCTACTGCGGCGAAGGTGCCACGCCAGGGTGTTTTGCGCGGATGCGACACTTGATCGAAGAGGTGACGTCTACCGTCTCGCGCATCAAAGAAAAGACGGAGCGATGCGAGTGCATTCCCGGAGTCTACGACTGCATCCTGCACGAGGCCGAATCCATCCTTCCTTGACCCCGCCCCCTTCCCTGCCCCACAATCCCGCCTGACTCTGCCGCAGAGGAGAGCGCGGTTGTGGCGGCAGGGTCAAAGGGAGGAGCGGGATGGCATTCACTTTCACGGGCACAGCGGCGGCCGGAACCTCGGCTGCAGCAGGAGCCATCGCCGGCGGGGTTACTCCCTGGTACCGCATCTCCGAGCGCTCCGAGAAGAGTTCCTTCCACCTCACCGGAGTCTTCGTCGCCACCATCCAACCTGAATACTCGAACGCGGCCACCTTCGACAAAGGGAACGACTTCGCTCCTGACGCCGCCACCTACTCTGCACCTACCCTCCGCGAGCTGCCCCTCGGAATCGCCGACTTCGTGAGATACCGCTGCACGGCGTTCACGAGTGGCACGCCGATGCTGAGCATGGCCAAGGCGCTCAATCCCTCGGGCGTTGCGGCCGTCATCCAAGAAGACACGAAGAAGACGCCGGCGCCGTCCAGCGTGGGGCCGAACAACTGATGACGGCCTCCGTGGGATCCCCGGCGCTCGAGGGCGCGACCAACCCTTTTGACGCGGCGTCCGGCAGTTCGTCTGTCGTCACCCCGTACGTCATGGCTCCCGCGCCGTCTGGCGGCGACGATCTCGCGGTCATCCAGGCGCTCATCACCGCCAACGCGCCGCTCGGTATCGTGACGATCCTCACTGACTCCGAGTACCTGCTTTCCGGCGAGCTCTCCGTTCCAGCTACTGCCCACGGCGAGATCCTTCGCGGTACGCCAGGCAAGTATGACGTCGCCCAAGGGACGCGCTTCAAGTTGACCGGTGCGGCGCGCTCTTGCCTCGCGACGACGAACTGCTACCGGGTGAAAATATCCGGAATCACCTTCAACGGGAACCGCCTCGGCGCGGCGGTCTTCCTGAACGGCTTCACCTGGGGCGCGTTCGAGGATTGCAACTTCATCAACGGCCTATTCGACGGCCTCCACCTCGGCCCGGACCCGAACCTAAACGACACGAACACTTTCACGCGCTGTTTCTTTGTCGGCTGCGGCACTCTGCGCGCCACGGCTGGCGTCATCGCCGGGTACACGACGGGCGTGCGTACGGTCATCGCCGGAACCTGTACGACCGTCGCGGGCAACGCCACCATCACTTTCGTCGGCGCCCCCGACCTGACCACGCTCGACATCCGCCGCGGCGAGAAGATGCGTGTCCACTTCACCGCACCGAACACGCCACAGGTCATTCAAATTGAGTCCGTCACCGCTAACACGATCACGGCGATGGTCAACGCCGACAACAAGCCGCAGGTCTCCGCTGCGGGTTTGGACTTCGCGATTGGCATTGGTGCCGGATATTTCGAGGAACGGGCGACGAACAACAACGTCAATCACTTTATCGATTGCGTCTCGCGTGGCAATCCGGTCGGCCTTCATTTCGATGGACTGTACGGCCCCATAGTCGACGGCGGTCAGATCGACTTCAACAGCCTCATAGCAATCTCCGTGTCTGCCGCAGACAACAACACGGCATTTATTGGAGCACAGTTCAACCACGTTTACACGGAGGCGAACACTGCTGGGCAGTACTTCCTCGGCCAATCTCAGGACATAGTCATCACTGCTCCGAACGGTGACGCCACTCCACTCTTCGCCAATCCGGCCCTCAACGTTTCGGACTGCACGATCATCCGCAAGGGCCGCGTCGAAACGATGAAGTTCGGGGCGGATCAGTCGCTCGTCATTCAGGTCACGCGCACGGGCGGCGTTCTTCAGCACCGTATGATCTCCGACCTCATCAACCAAAGCGGCTCGGCTGAGGCGGATAAGATCAACGGCGCGAGCAACGCCTACGCGAATACGCCGACGCTCGATCCTGGCAACGTCGCGTTTGTGAGCGGAGCCGGGATCTACGGCTTTGCGCTGGTGTTGGACACAGGTCCGCAAGGGGCCGTTCCCTTCGGTGCGGCTCCGGCATTCGAGGCGAATACCACCGGCGTTGCCGTACGCGCCTCCATCTCCGTGACGGAAGTCAACATCAACGGTGTGACGCAGAAGCGGACGACGCTGCGACTGATCGATGCTGCCGGAGCCGAGGCGGATTGGGCGGCGACAGTCGGCAACGGTACGACGCTGGCGGTTCGCGTCGACATGAGAATCAGGTAAGGAGGCAAACGATGTCGCAACGGGTTCAGAAGGCTGGCTGGCGTAGCAGAGGGTGGATGTCGTTCACGATCGCGAACAACGCGCATCTACTGCTCGGCGGCCCGAGCGCGACCGTGCCGACGAAGGCCAAGAGCGCGAACAAGGATGAGACAGACCCGGCGTGCTTTCTGGTGAACGGAATCCCGCAGAACGCCGACAAGTCGCGCTTCGCCGAAATCGGCTCGCAAGGGTTCACCGAGACGAATGGCCACGCGATCAAGCACGCCCTCATCGACATCATCAGCTCGGGGGCGACGATCACGCCGGCGGCGCGAACGATGACCGACACCTCGGCTCCGGACTCGACGCACGGTCAGTACGTCACAACCCCCGACACGCTCATTATCGAAGACGCGCGAGATGACATTTTCCGTTTCGACCTTATCAACGTCTCGGGCGGGAACATGGTCGTGGAAGTGAGGCCGTTCGAATGAGACGGCTCCTGCTGGTCGCGATCTTCTTGTCGGCCGCATCGGCATCAGCGCAGCCGCGCCCGCCCCTTACGCTACAGCAAGCTATCTCGCTCTTCGTACTGCGCGCGGGCGGGAGCACGATCGGCGGAACGACGACCGTCAACAACTTGACCATCAATGGCACCTGCATTGGTTGTACGACTGGAGCCGTTCTCGCCACGCGCACGATCTCTACGACGTCTCCTCTCGGCGGCGGTGGCGATCTTTCCGCTGATCGCACGCTGACCTGCACGACCTGCGCGACCTCCAGCAACAACCTTTCATTTTTCTCGGCCACATCATCCGCGCAACTCGCGACGCTTTTGAACGACGAAACAGGCTTCAGCTCGGGCGCACTCGCCGTGTTCAGTAAATCTCCGGTGATCGAGACCCCGACGATCGCCTCTTTCACGAACGCGACACACAATCATCAGAACGCGGCTGGCGGCGGAACGCTCGGCGATGCGGCGATCACGTTCACGGCTCCCGCACTTGGCGCTCCGACCGCAACGACAGTTCAGACTTCCGGCAACGTCGGTGTCGGTGCGGCGCCGTCCGCGGTGGCTGGGGAAATGTTGGTTGCTACGGACAACTTCAACGGCGCGACCATCATCCGCGCCTCGAACCCCGATGCAACGGATACTGGCTCGCTTGCGGCCCTCGAAGTTCTGGGCGGGGCAACAGTGCTTGGGAGGCTGCAAGCACACCAGGCCGGACGTACAGCTACCCGTCTTGGGGTAACACTTGCGAACTATGTCGAACTTTTTCAATCGACGGGAAATGGTTTGCTCATCGATACCACCGGCGCCAATCCTGTCATTGTAGGAACTGGCGGCTTACGCGCCATAACGATCAGCGGCTCAACACAGGCCGTCTCTCTTCGCGGCTCTCAAACGAACGACAGCGCGACGGCCGGGGACGTCGGGGAGTTGATTTCAGGAACGGTCGCTGCGAACACAACGTCGCTCTCGACCAACACTACCGCGAACGTCGGAACCAACACGAACATCACCCTGACCGCCGGAGATTGGGACTGCGATGGCGTCGTCAATTTCACCTTCGGAGCAACGACTTCGATCACGAACCTGACGGGCGGCGTCAGCACGACCACCGCAACGCTTCCGGCCCAGGACTCCTACTTCGACTACGAGACGAGTGCAATCGTGCCGACCGGCTCTGCTGTGGCGACGTGGGTTGTGCCGACCGTAAATATCAAGGTCGCGAACGCCACTACCACACCAGTCTTTCTAGTTTCGCAGGCGACCTTCACTGTTTCTACAATCAAGGTTGGCGGCACGATTCGCTGCCGGAGGATGAGGTAGAACAATGCCGCGCAAAAAAACCGTCGATCCCCGGCTCACGAAAGCTCTCGCCACCATCGAGGCGCAGAAGAACGCCAGCGCGGCGCAGCAGGCCGAGCTCGAACAGCTCCGCGGGATGGTGACCGCCGCCAAGCCGGGACGCCCCTTCCGCGCTCGCACCCTCTTTCATGGGCCGCTCGACGTGAAGCTCAAGGGCGTCGACGTCGCCGAGGATGAGGTCTGGATTGAGCAACGGGGCGAGATGCTGATGATCTTGGTCGGCAATGCCGCGCAAGCGGCCAAGTTCGGAATCAGGCGGACGATGGTTCAGCAGGAGACGCCTGAAGTCGTCCAGCAACTAGCCGCTCAGCCGCTGTTGCCGCCGCGCCCGCAAGTCGACCTGCAGGAGTTGGAATTGAAGCGCGTCGGCCTCGGCTCCCTCGACGCCGCCTCCCCTTTCGGCCCGCAGCTCGCCAACGTCTTCACCGATGACGGCCAGCCGGTAGTGAACGCCGCCGTAGCGCCGCAGGGTGATCCGCGCCGACCCGGGGGATGGCAGGACCGCACCGAGGCCGCTGTGATCGCGCGGGAGGCATACGGAGGCTACAACGGTTCCGGGCCGCGGCCGGCCGGATGGGTCGACCCGGATTCGCAGCCGAGCTGATGTCGGCAATCGAGCAGGAAGTCCAGCGCAAGATCATCTTCAAAGAGGACCGTCTCATCGTCCTTGACGGGTCGATCATCTGCCCGAGTCGCGCGGCGTGCGATCGCAAGGCCTACGAGCGCCAGGAGGTCTACATTCGGCGCCACTGCCGCGAACACCAGCTCGGGGAGTTCGAGGATCTCGAAGACGCCGAGCGCAACCTCTTCCTCAATTGCTTCTACTTCGCGCACAAGTACGGCACCGGCAATCTATCGATCGGGCCGGATCCATTCTGGGAACACCACGTCTTCATGGCCGATTGGAGTTTCCACCCGAACGACCTCGAGCAAGGCTTCGTTCGCGAGAAGCGGCGCTATCGGATGCCTGACTACGACGGCATGCACGTCGGACGCATCGAGAAGCGCTTCAAGAAGGTGCAGAAGCCCCGCGGTACGCAGAAGTCGTCCGTCGGCCGCGCGTACGTAACCTGGCGCCTCTTGCGCTCCTTCTACGTCGAGAACAACCCCTACTTCCGCGTGCTGGTGATCTCGGCGACCTCGAAGCTCGGGCGTACGCAGTGGTTCGGGCCGCTCAAAAAGCTCTGGTCGATCAATAAGCACCTGATTCGCCTCTTCGGCGCGTGGGAGTTCACTTGTGACCACTGCGGCGACGTCCAAGACGTTCCGCGCAAGCTCGTTGTGAACGTCGACCGCTGCCCGCGCTGCAACGAGGTTCTCGGCCGCCGCGTGCGGATGCGCAACGTCGGGCTCGTGACGAAGGGATCATTCGGGAAAGACAGCATTCAGATGCGGTGGACCGTTCACCCCGAGGATGACTTCTCCGGCATGGCGGTCGAGAATTTTCAGTTCGGCGGCGTCGACACCGAGCTCACCGGCCAGCGCTTCGATCTGGTCATGGCTGATGATCTGTCGACCTCGAAGAACTCCTACTCGTTCGATCTGCGCGAGGGCGTCAAGGACACATTCGCGGAAGTCACCCGGCAGCTCGACGACGGGCAGATGATCCTCTCCTGCACGCCGTACCACCTCGACGACCTGGCCAACGACATCGAGCGCAAGGAAGGCCCGTACTACGAGCAGTTCCACATCATGCGCCGCGCTGCGGCCTGGCTCGACGACAAGGGCGAGACGCAATACTACTGGCCGGTAAGCGCCGAGGGCGTCGAGAAGCTCTCCGAGCGAAAGTTGGCCGCCAAGAAGGCGATGACGGCCGATCGCAACTTCTCCTCGCAGTACATGGATCAGCCGGAAGACCCGACGCTCTCCAGCTTCAAGAGCGATTGGTTCGAGTTCGTCGAGCAGTCGGAAGTGCCGGCGCCGGTGCTCTGGGGGTACGGAGAGGATTACACCGAAGAGCAACTCAAGCGAATCAACGAGGAGCACGTCGTCGTCGACTCGTTCCTCTACGTCGACCCGGCCGGCCACGACCTGCAGAAGAAGCGCAATGATGACACCGCGCTCTTCGGCGGGAAGGTCTATCTCGGCATCGTCTACGTGATGGTCTTGGACTCGTTCAAGGGACCGGACTCGAAAGAGAAGGAGCGCATCTTCAACGCCGCGACACTCCTGCGCCCGCGGATCATCCGCTACTTCCGCAAGAACAACGACCGCGAGGGCGCGCTCGTCAACGGCTTCGCGAACTTCTGTAACGAGAAGTCGAGAGAGTTAACGGTCTCCCAGGCGAAGCCGGTGAACGTCTACCTGCCGATGTACTTCCAGCCCGAGTCGACGATCGTGTCCAAGCGCGACAAGATCGAGAAGACCGAGCCGCTCTGGCGCAACCGTCGGGTGAAGATCGTCCGCTGCGCCGGCGTGACCGAGGCCGAGCGCGTGAAGTGTCGCGAACAGTACGTCGGGCTCGGCATCACCACCCACGACGATTACCCCGACGCCGGAAGCGCGCTACAGGAAGACGTCGGGATCCCGACGATGTCGGTGGTCACCGCGGCCGCGCAGAGCGCCAGCACCTCGAGGGTGAACGAGAAGGGCAATATCGAGATCCCGATCGGCGACCTTCTGCGCGAGATGCGAAAGCGCCACGCCGCGCCGGAGCGACGGGATAAGTGGGCCTCCGGGGTCGCCGATCAGGAGACCTCGAAGGCGGATGTCGTAAACTCTGACATTCCCGAGCCAGAGGACTGGAGGGCTGCAAGGTGATCGAAGACGTCAAACAAGCGGCTCTCTACACGTGGGTAGGCGACTTCGTAACCCCTATCGGTAGGAAGTGGCGCCCGCGCATCGAGGCGGCTGAGGACTACCACAACGAGAACTCTGCCGACTGGCCGTACCTCCGCGACCTGTTCGTCAACATGCAGGCCAGGAAGGCGGCAACGTGGTCGCCGACGGTGGCGATGGCCTACTCGATCATCACCGCCGCGGCCTCTGATACCTACTTCAACAACCCCGAGAGCTGGATTCAGGCGAAGAGCGGCGACCCCGACGGCGACATTTCGAGGGCCTTCCGAGACATCGCCAACACAGCGCACCGCGACGCAGACACCGAAGGGATCATGCGTAAATGCTTGATCTGCGACGGGTTTGCGGGTTTCGGGGTTCATTGGGCCTACTTCGAGCAGGTGGAGGAAACGCCGACACCTGCTTTACAGCCTTCATTGGATGTAAAGCAAGAGTCTCAAAACGACGAAATCGGTCAAGTTAATGCGACGCAGGATGAGACAGAGCCGCCGGGCCAGCCGCCAGCCGCCGACGAAGCGGAACCCCCGATGCAGGTCGCAGCGCCCCCTCCTAACGTCATTGCACAGAAGGTTTGCGGCGACTTCTGCGAGCCGTGGGACTGGCGCTGTGACCCCGATGGCCGCGACTGGAAGCTGACCGATCACAAATACATCATCCGCAAGTACCGCAAGACGATCGCCGAGCTGATCGCGATGCCCTTCGCCAGCGAGAACGGCAAGGCCATGCTCTACACCTGGGGCAAGAGCCGGCGGCAGTCGAAGGAGCACTACTCGGACTCGAAGTGGGGATCGGACTCCTCCTCGATCGACAACGACATCGGCTACATGCCGGTTGACATGTGGGAAATCTGGGACCGCGTCTCGAAGATGACCATCCACATCCCCGTCGGCGCCGACTTCGACCTCGGCTCGCTCCCGTGGCCGCGGGCGTGGAGGTACGCGAACACCTTCCCGGCGACCTTCGTTGCGTTCAATTGGGAGCCAGGCGACAAGGCTCGGAAGCGCGGCTTCTATCCGATCCCCCTCCTCCGGCTCATCCGCGACCAACTGGAGAACATCAACGACCTCGAAGCGCTCTACATGGAGGCGGCGACGGCGTCCGTCATCAAATACCTGACGGTCAAAGGCCTACTCGACGATCCCGAGATCACGAACCTGACGAACAATCAGAGCCGGATCGTGGTGTCGATCGACATCATGAAGATCAAACAGTTCTTCCCGACCGCCGTCAACAACATCGGCGACATCGACCTCAAGCGCGTCTTCCATCAGCTCGAAGCGAACGACAAAGGGGCGTCGTTCGAATACGAGAAGGCGATCGAGCACGAGCTCCGGCAGATCGGGCGCATTGTCAGTTCCGGGCCACAGGACCGATACGGGCTCCCCGAGGCGCGCTCGGCAACGGAATCGGCCGGCCTCATCGACGCGATGAATAAGCGCGGACGCTCAAAGAGCGAGCTGGCCGCGAACATGTACGACCAGATCACCGAGAAATTCTTTCTCATCTTCAAGACGATGCAGACGCTCCCGATCGAATACCGCGCCTCGACGCCGGACTTCTCGGAAGGCGTCTGGCGGCAGTGGACAGACCTGGCTTCGGTGCGGACGCTCAGCCTCGCATTCGACCACAGGACCGGAACCTCGACGGCGCGTGACCCGCAGGCTGAGACCGCGGCGCGGAACGCTTTCGGGCAGATGGTGCTCCCGATCTACGCGCAGGCCCAGCAGTTCGACAAGGTCGACGAGATCGTGAAGTGGATGGCTGAACCTCAGAACTTCAGAAACCTCAACATCTTCCAGTCGCAGTCAAAACAGATCGCGATGCAGCTCGCTTACATGACGGCGCTTCTGAAGGTGAACCCGATGCTGGCGGCCGACCCGGACTTCGCGGACAAGAAGGCGGATCTTGCCTCGCAGCTCGCGCTCTCGCTTCTCTCGCCGACGGACCAGCAGGCAGTGGCTCAGCAGGTCAATAAGGCCGTGGAGTCTGGCGAGGCGATGCAGGGCGGCGGTGGACAAGGGGGCGGCGGACAGCAGCGAGGTCAAGGCCCGTCTCCCGGCTCGCTCCCGACGCAAGATACTCCCGGCCAGGCGGCGTTCGGCGCGTCGCAGGCTGGAGGCGGCGGAGTGCCATCGGCGGCGGCGGGGATGACAGGCGGCCGGTAAGAGGTTACAATCCGCGCCATGTTGATTCTCGTGTTGGTTCTTTTGATATTCAATTTGGCCTTGACCGCATTCTGCCTTAACCGGATCGACAAGCATACCGACGAGCACCACGCCGAGCAGTCCGCTCATTACGCCGTCGTCATTTCGCTCCAGAATTTGCTCGTGTCTTTGAGTGAATACGTCAGAGAGCTGAGCGGCACGGAAACTCGCTCACTGGAAGAGATGAAGTGGCTTCTCCGCGAAATCCGCAAGGACAAGGATTGCGCATCCGAAGTCCTTCATTCGATCAAGGGGCTGCGAACGGACATCACGAACTGGCGCAGCGCCGAAGACGAGGAAGCGCCATGATCGACCTCGACGCGATCCGGGCGCGGAATGAGACGCGCAAGAGCGGTTGGTGCTACGACTGCAAGCATGCGCACAACGACAGTGATCCGAAGGCCGATATCGACGCCCTCCTCGCCGAGGTCGAGAGGCTACGGATCGTCGCGTTCCGCGATCCGATGAAAGTCGAAAGGCGTATCGCGGAACGCCAATCCCGGAATCGATGCAAGCAAGGCCACGATCACACCTACAGCGCGCCCGGACCTATGTGCAAATGACCGTCATCGTCAAAGTCCGCGGCGCAGTCGGCGCAGCCACCTCGCGCGAGTTCTACTGCGAGCCCTGCAAGGCGTGGTTCACCGCGTGGACCAGCATGAATGCCGAGGGCGAGATCGCCAAGCGCACGCACTCCTGCGGAGCACTTTGTGAGACAAAGATCAAACCCGGAAGCCGCATCGCTTTCCGCTCCTCCGAGGTCGTTCCGCGCGATCGACGGAGGGTCATCCAGCGGTATCTTTCGCTGAACGACGAGCAGATCCAGCACGTCAGGAACGACGACATCGATCGCTACTTCAAAGCGCACGGACTTGTCGAAGTCGATTCTTCGTGGGATGATGCGCGAAATGGCGGGAAGCGGGAGCGCGGCGAACTCGTCGATCTTCCGCCCGAAACCGACGACCCGAATGCAGTCCGCGAGTGGAACGCGAAAAAGCATGGACATGACGCGGTGCAGCGAGACCAGGAGCGAACCAGGGCGAGTTTCGAAGCTCTCGCTAGAGGTGATGAACCGCCTCATCTCCCAGTTGCCGACGGAGTCGATGTCCACTCCACCCCGCACGTTATTGACGTCGAGCGCACCATCGAAGCAGTCAAATCGCAGCCGGTCGTTGATCCTCAGCGGCGGCGCGAGCTTCAGGGTCGGATCGTTGCCTAACATGCCGATATACAACAGGGGGCGACACAGATCGCTACGGGCCGTCCACGCGGTCGACAACCCCGCTCATGTGAAACGAGCGAGCTACCCATCCCGTAGTACGAGCCCGAGTGTGGGCGAAGGAGTTGGGCGCGAACGGCGTTCGTGGGGCGCGGCCGGAGCCAGATCCGGCCATGGAACTTCCGAATGAGTGTAATTCCAGATCCAGTCGCACCCGCAGCACCGGCAGGGACGCCAGCGCCTCCCCCGGCAGCTCCGCGTAGTGTGGCTGATATCGTGAAATCCGACCCGCAAGGCTTCGCAGCCGCGACGGGTCAAGGGTCCGGGGGCACCGCAGAGCCCCCCGCCGCACCCGCAGCGAAACCCGACGCCACAGCCTCGGGAGCCGCAGCCAAGGGCGAGCCGCCAGTCGAAGCGAAACCAGCAGTCCAGACAGCGCCCGCGCCGGCCGCGAAGCCTCCGTACACAGCGGAGGAATTCGCCGCCTTCGATGGGAACTACCACGACCGCAATTTCGATTGGGACAGATGGCCAGCGGAACTCCAAGACGCAAAGGTGTTCGCGAAGAAGGTCGCATCGGGCTACGGCACGCGCCACGCTCAGTTGCAGGCCGAGCGCGCGACATTCGAAGCTGAGAGAGCGAAACCGGCCACGGTTCAACCTGCCCCAGCAACAGAGAGATCAGCAAGCCTCGACACGCCGGAAGCGAAAACGGCCGCGCTCGAAGAGTTTCTAAACCCCGACACGTGGGCCAGCGGTATGCGAAAGCTACTCGGCAGCGACGAAGGGAAGCAGATTCTTTCCGACCTCGGCTACGCGGACCCGACCGAGCGAGGCGTTGTCAGCGAGCTTGTAAAGGAGCGCACGATTTCGACGGCGGTCGCAGCGATTGCGGATGGTGAAGGCGCGCCGTTCCCTCAGTACCTCGCGGATGAGAAGTACCGCGATGAGGTGAACGCGTACGTCCGGAACGATCCGTTCTTGCGGGCCAAGGTCGACAGTCGCGACGTGAACGACGTGACGTATGCCTTCGCAGCAGCGAACGGTGTCATCACGGCGCGGCGTTACGCGCAACTCGAAGGAACGCTGGCGACTCGGGAACAGGCGCTCGCCGCACGTGAAGCGGCGGTCGTAGCCGGTGAAGCAACGCTCAAAGCTCAGATCGAATCGACGAACCGGCAGGAGCCGGCCTCGCCAGCGGTCAACGGCCAGAGCGGTAACGGCTTCATCAAGCGGCCAGCGATGACGACGCGCGAGCTCGTCGCCGCAGCCGGCCCGATCCCGGTT